GCCTCATAAATTGTCCTACCATGTTGAAACCATGCTGCTAGCGCGTTATCTGCGTTAACTCCTACACTTTCTTCTGGCGTGAGAATACTACGTGTGAGGAATTGCAGGCTATTAAATATGGAGTACTCATCTAAAGGTGCCATCATCAAACCTGTGTCACTATTGTATAAGGGTTTCCTCTTCAGAAAACTAAGCTCGTTGAGAGAAATGAAAGGGCGTGACATTTGATCTTTTTCAGCCATTGTATATACTATTCCAAAATCTTCAAAAAATGTTTGCCTATTGGTATGTCCAAACCAATCAAACCCAGGTCGTACGGAATCGGCGCAATCATCACCATAGGTGAGAAGGCTGCACACAACCTTGAAAGGTGGCACGGTTATCTGAAATCTTTGAGCTAGCCCAAAATAACACATCCTGTGCAGAAGAGAATTGCATATACAATTTATAATCGTCGTCAAACTGTTACCAGACGTAACTGATGAAAATAGCTTGAAAATATCGCCATTCATATGTATGACGGGGTAAATGACTTCAGTTGCTATCGCTCTCATCATATCCAAATCCTCACTAGCATAACCTACAGCCGAAGCGAACTCTATTAGTATATTGAAAGCTGCGCAAATCACTTGACTGCTCATCCTCTGATCGTAATTCTTATAATCCCCGGCCACTATTCTATCGTCACCGAATTTAGCAATTATTAACATCAACGCGTGCCATTCTGGCCCTTCTGCGTTGCAACCAACTGCCAATTCATACACATCTGGTTTAGTGATGAGTTCAGTGACTAATGGAAGAAAATATTTCCTCAATGCAATGGTTAAATTGAGGTTTGAGCACTGAAACGTTCGCGTTACCGTCTTAGTCTTCTTAATTGGCTCATCTTTCAAGGACTGGTGGAAAATTTCATATGATCTTTTATTCTCGGACCACGCTCGTTCGCTGACACTATAATCACTCAATATACTTGGTGTGATTTCAAGAGGCTCTCCTTCTGTGGCACCAAATAATTTGGCCTTAGAC